TACAAACTTATACTTTGTTGCCCAAAATGGAGGTTTCTGTATGGTAGGTATTGTAACCTGAATATAGTTTTTTCTATCTGAAAACTCACATGGTATATGCTCATCATTGTTAGGACTAACTAAAGCAGTAGATGCCCTGTTAAAGTCATCCATATAAACTATACCTATTTCATAATCTCTGTTACTGTGTAAGCTTTTAGTATCGCTTATTATTTGAAATGACACTTCAGCAAAATTCCATTCAAAGTATTCGTAAACACTCTGAGTTGGAGTAGTAACATCGTCTACCCTACGCATAGCTATTATTTCAAATCCTATTGTATTTTCTCCTGGAGATGTTACAATTCCTACAGGTTGATTTGCAGCAGATATACCACTCTCAAACTTAGTCCAGCTTGTTGGCTGACCTGAGTCTAGCGTGTTAGGTACTGCACAGTTTATTACATCTGTAAGTGTATTCCCATCACAAGAGTCTTGACCTGAAGGGTCAGAGTTGTATACTGGTTTTATTGTAGAAACAACACCTACCTTTTCTTGAAAATCAATACTAGTGGCTAATTCATAAACACTAGCGTAATCTTGAGGAAGAGTATAACTCCATATTATTTCTGTAGCAGGCGTGTCTTCTGTAGGAGTACCTCCTGCAAAAGAGCTATGTGTAAATGACGCATCAATAGTTATAAGAGAACCTGAAGTTAATTCAAAACCTTCTAGGTCTATAACTAACTGAGCATCAGCTACATTAATAGATGAACCGAAATTAAAGTTTACACTATCTGTTGTGTCTTCAACAGGCTCAAATCCTATAAGTTCAGATATAAGTTCTGTGCTAAACTCAAACTTAACTGGAACATTGTTTTTATCTACTAGGTTGTAGTTTTCAATGTAGTTACCATACATCAGCCTATTACCCATTAATGTTTGGGATTGAGCCAATAACGGAACATTATCATATAGCCTTAATAATTCTGACTCTGGTAGTATTGTAAATATTTTACTATTTCTAAAAGTAAAAGTATAATTAGTATTGTCAGCAAGACCTAACTCTGATTTTTTTAATTTCTCTATTACCTTAATAACTGTCCCTTCACTATCTTTAAATAACAAATCGATTGCGGTAACTAAAGGACCTCCTGAGTTATACGTTACTATAGCAGTGTTAAACTTATTTGTAGCACCTTCATTTAAGTAAGACTCTCCGCTAAAATCAAAAGGGTTACTAAAAAATGCTGCATCTGAGAACTGTGAAGTTGCTGAGTATTCATCATCTTGGTATTCATACCTATACGCAAACGAAATAAATCTTTCTTCTAAAAAATTTTCATCACCTCCACTTGTAGTGGTCATTTCAATTGTAGGAGCAGTATGTGGAGGTTTTTTTATAACCAATAAAGACTCCTCTAAAAGAGAAGCGTCTCCATTTCCATCAACAAGAGGTGTGCCACTTGGCTCACTATAAGTTCTAGTTGTGTTAATAAATCTAGGAGCATTGTAGTTGTCTGTCCAAAATAACAATCCATCTACTAAATTAACGCCTGTTATAAGATATGTTTCATTAAAATTTAAAACTGTTTCTGATGGATTAATACCTCCCTTAGATACACTTAAAACGTGATACACTAAGTTATTTGTAACTGTATTAAAAGAAACTATTAAGTCTAGTATTCCTGTTGGACTAGTTACTCCAAATCCAGGGTCTGTAATAAACCAATATAAAGTTTCATTTGCTCCATCTTCATAAGCTCCAATACACTTTGCTTGATTACTTAAAGATACACCTAAGTAAGACAGTGAAGTTAACTGAGTATTACCTTTTGAGTTTTCTACTGCACCTATTTCAGTTGACTCAGACGAACCCAACCTAACATTTACCGCATCAATATATTGTCCTTGAGGAACTAATCGTTCATCAAGAGACTTATTCATTTTACCTGCTATAAAATTTCTTTGAACTGTAGCCATATTATTTTATCCACTTGTCTTTCCCTCTCAGATTCATTAATAATCTTCCTGGATGTATATTGCTTAATCTTATTTTTGCGTTCCGTAGAAGTGCTGATTTAGCTTTTCTAGCTCTATTAACAACATATTCTTGAACACCTAATTTACCATTTAATATTTGATAACTAATATAAGCATAAACATAATCTTCAAACAACTTGTTTACAGTTACCTGAGTATCATCCCCACCTTCCATTCCATCGGATATGTATTCTAGTATACAACTTTCACTTGCCATAGTGGAATCAAAGTTTATTACTCCTGCCTTTTTATCAATTCTAAAAGTAGGGTTTGTATTTGCAGTTTCTGTATTCAAACCAAATCTTGCACCAACCGCAAAGTCAAAGTACCAGCAACCTTCGTATTCGTAACCCAACAAACCATTGTACGGACTTAAACTGTTTAAGTAAATACTTGGCTTTTGACCTTTAATACGTGCAAAATCTAATGGTGATTCTTCTGGCTGAAGTGCCTTTCCTTCATCATCAAAAAGTATCCTTGCATCATTAGCTTGAAGATAAGCCTTAGCTGAATTTACTTGAATGTTTTCTACCATTGGTCTAATAACACCATCTTTGTAATAAGATATTCTAACCCAGTTCACGTAATCAGAAGGTAGAATAAATCTAAGTTCTTCTGAAACAGTTAGTTGCAAAACTTTAACCTCTTTAAAAGCATCGTAGTTTAATTCCTGAACTGCTCTTTTCGCATGAAACAATATTTTGTATCGCTCTTCATTATTTATTAATGAATGGTTTCCTGAATACATTAACTGATAGTTTACAACTATATCTTTTAATGAAACATATTGATATGAACCCCAATTGGCATCTTTAGGAGAGTTTCCTCCATTCTCATAATATTCGTATTGACTAAGGTATGACATAATTATTTTTCGCTATTAGTTTCAGAAGCCTCTGCAGCTCCTGCATATTGAACAACTGATGCCTCTCTAATTGACACTCCTGCGTATTGTAATATCTTCATTGTTAAATCCGTTGCATCGTCTGGAAACAACTCAAAGTCTTGATAGTCAGGTTGAGTTTGGTCAAACACAGGCTCACTACCTGAACCTAAATCTACATAAGTCCATTTTGGAGGCTTAGGGTATCTTATGTATTGACACTGAGGAATACTCTTAGGAGACGGATATAACGTAGCCGTAAGAGCTTGTGTTGTATAAGCTGGAAAAGAAGATGATGGAGAAGTTAATGGAGATGAATTAAGTAATAATATCTTGCTCTGTTCAACCCTTTCCGCTTCAACGCTTCCAATAAATATTTTATTTATTAAGTAATAATCAAAACCTGTAGTCGCTACAGAAGGAAGAAAATATCCATCCGTTACTGCTCCGTTTGCAGTCAATGCACTTGTTACTGAAAAAAAATCAATAACCTCTTCATAACCCTTTTTAATATCTGCATACCCTGTACCTGATGTTCTTTGATTCTCTTTATTTATTTGATAATTATATGCATAAAAATAATCCTCAAACAAATCCATTTGAGCTTGTTGTGCATATAGATTAAAATCTTGTGGAGAGATGTAGCCATAATTGTTTTTGTTTAACACGGCTAAAACTGTATTTCTAATATCGTTTATCATCCTAACTATTATTTACACAAAGATAGTTAAAAAAAAAAGAGGTCTAAAAATAGACCTCCTTTCAATTTACTGCTACTAATCAAGCAGTTGTTCTAGTATTTTTAACGACTCTACTCCATCGTCAGTTTGGAAAAAAGAGGACACTATATAGATTGGGTCTTCTCCGTAAGGGATTGTACACATTCTTGTTTTATTGGTCTTAGTATTAAACCAAACCTCTTTGTTTTTATTTCTATATTTTATAAAACCTTCCTCAAACAATTTATGTACAGTTGCTTGTAGTTTTAATACAGGGTCGTTTACTAAAGACATAAACTCTCTTGGTTCTCTCTTAGCATAAACTAAGATGTCTCTTTTCATTTCGTCTGTACTAATCCTAGATGGGTCTTTTGAAAACAACACTCTTGTTAAAGTTTCTAGTTGTTGTATAGATAAAGAACGAGCTTCTAACATTGCGTCAAGCTCTACATTTATATTTTCAACAATTTCTTGAGCATCTTTAGATTTATCTAACTCCTTAAACTTAATACCATTATGTGGGTGTACATCTAAAAATCTTTGTAAAACTTGATTGTTTTTAGAAACTCTTAAAAAGCCATCTTCAAAAACAACAGGCTCTATAATTGCATTACCATCCTGCTCATCTACAAAAGGTGATGCTTGGTTTCTAGCATAACGTAATTCTCTGTTTATACCTGTTTCTGGGTCTACCCAAAGTAATGGAAATCTTCTTGTGTGTCTTGTTGCAAGCATGAAGGATAAAGGTGCTGCATTCCTTGTTAGTTTGTAGACTTTGTCTACTCTTTGTATTGTAGTTTTCATTTGATATAATTTAATTTAATTAATAAAAAGGAGTCTCTTTGAAGAGACCCCTTTCTTTGGTTAGTATTCTTAGTCTTGGAAGATAAAGAAGTTGTTCGCACCTAAAGTACAAACTGCTCTTTCACTCAAGAAGTTTACTTCCATTGCATCTAAGTCAGATGTTCTTGCTCCACCAGCTGAACCAGTAATCCAAGTTTTGTAACGTCTGTCTTCAGTTTCAGAAGCTCTATATCTTACGTGTAAGAATGGTCTCTTAGCATTTTTACCAAGAACTTGGTCATAAACAGTTGTAGAACCTGCAGGTACTAACAATCCGTTAATGCTTCCTGTACCATCAACACCACCTCTCATAGTTGGGTCGTTTAAGTACTTCCAGTCAGTCTTGTAAAAATCATATCCTCTACGGAATCCTGTAAATCCTAAATTCAATGCCATGTCTTTGTCATTGTCAAAAAGACCATAAGATGTTCCACCTGCTCCATAAGAGTTTTGAGCTGCTAACATATCATCGATGTCAAATCCAAAGTCTCTGTTTAAGAAAATTACATTTTCTTCGATAGAACCTTGCTTATCTAAACGTGAAATCATAGCGTCAAAGTCAGCTAAAGCATTAGGATTTCCTCCTGCCCATACATTTCCTCTTTGTTGTACTACATAGAATACACCTTCAGAACCTTTATCTCCTACTTGGTCAGAAGTAGTTTGTGCTTTCACACCAGAACCAGCTTCTGCAGGTACTGCTTCAATCATTGCAGTCTCTAAATAGTCATCGTAACGTAAACGAGTTTCATGCTCAGACTTCAAGTACCATTAGTAACCTGTTGCTCCGTTTTCAGTAGTAACCTCAATCCATCCGATTTGAGCCATATCAGAACCTGATACTGCATACTTATCTTTGATGATAATTGGAGTGTTCTCAAAAATGAAATCATCAGATTCTAATGAACCTTGCATTCCGTTTGTTCCTTTCTTAAATTCAGAACCATAAATGAAAATACTTGCATCA